GATGCTTACGCATTAGGTCTTGCACGCGATGCAGCAGCAGCTTCAACTGGAGCATCAATCTATGCAGCAATTGCTGATGGTATTGCTGATTCATACGAGGTAACTCGCTCAACTCCAAACCGTTTAGTCGTTGCTCCAACAGCAACCGGCACAGTCAGCTTCACAGGCTTACTTGCAGCACTTGATGGTGCTAACCGCCCTCTATTTGCAGCTGCAATTCCGCAGAATGCAGGCGGTCTAATTTCTCAAGGTTCAACTCAAGGAACAGTTGCAGGACTTTCACTTGTTGTTGATCCAAACTACACAGGCGATAAGTTTGCATTGGTTTATCCATCAAACGCAATGCGCTTCCATGAATCACCAAGAATCGAACTTCGTGCAAACATTGTTGCTAATGGTCGCATTGAGATCGGTGTTTATGGTTATGTTGCAGTTGTTAATCGCTACCCAACAGCATTCCGTAAGCTGACAGTAGCCTAATTTAACTGAGTGCCTAAGGTTGCTCCCGATCTTAGGCATCCATTAATGGGAGTAAGGAGATGACATGCCAACCATAATTACAGCTTCCGAGTTGAGATCTGTGCTTGGTGTGTCATCATCCTTGTATAATGACAGTTATCTAAATCAAATAATAGATACAGCAGAATTAGTTATTTTGCCAATGCTTGTAACATTTAAAGCACCAATCCAAAAAGTGTCGCTGACTGATAATGTCGCCACTTTCACTACACTAGGAATTCATGAATTTACCGAAGGACAATCAGTCATCATCACAGGATGCGGAAGCCCTTACAACGGAACAAGAGTTGTGCTGGCAGATAATCTTGGACTCTATACCTTTTCGCAATCAATCACTAATGCCGATCTACTCGAAGTTAATGTCATCCCATCCGGAGTTGCTGCCCTTTCTGGCGGATCAACTTATGTTGGAAATGCAGCTGTTCAATCAGCCGTCTATACAGTTTCAGTCGAAGTTTTCCAAGCAAGACTTGCCGGTGGAGGACAAATCGAAGGAGTAGATTTTACTGCAACTCCATTCAGGATGGGCAGATCGCTTTTCAATAAATGCGTTGGCTTGTTGGGCTCATACATGGACACCGAAAGTATGTGTCAATAAATGCCTAACGAAACAATTCTGCAACAGATTCGCACACCTTTAGCAAGCGCATTATCAAGCGTTGCAGGAAATGTTTATTCATTTGTGCCTGAAACAGTAATTCCACCAGCTGTGGTGGTTGTGCCAGATAGCCCTTACTTAGAATTTGAAACAATAAGCAAAGCAAACATTCGTGCAAAAGTTAATTTTACAATTACAGTCGCAGTTGCATATAACAGCAATCCTGCATCGCTCGACAATATCGAGCAGTTAGTCATAAGTGTTCTGGCAGTTATTCCATCGGGATATATTGTCAGCTCGGTCGAAAGACCAACAGTCACAACAGTTGGAGCATCAACGCTGCTAATTGCAGATGTTCGAGTTTCTACCTACTACACAAGAACAATATAAGGAGCAATCATGGCAACCCAAGTAATCACCGGTCGTGATGTATCGCTGTCTTTTTCAGGTTCACTCGGAACAGACATTGATGCACAAGCACTTTCAGCGACTTTAACAAAAACAATGGATCGTCAAACCTATCAAACCCTTGATGGTGAGGCTTACAAAACAACCAATGTTGAAGCAGAATTCACAATGGAAATTCTTGCAGACTGGGGCAAGACAAATTCAGTATGCGAGGCTCTATGGGGAGCAGCAGACAATTCACCAGATACAACTTTTACAGTAACAATGACTGTAACAACTGGACACACTTTTGCGTTTGACTGCTTACCAGCCTATCCATCACCAGTTGGCGGAACAGGCGCAGATGCACAAACTGCAACATATACTTTCAAAGTATCTAAGGGCGCAGTAACAGAATCACTATAAGAAAAAAACGGGAGCAAACAAATGAAGTTACCAATCACAATTGAATACAACTCAGGCGAGCAAGCAACATATATTGCCCAACCGCCTGAGTGGGCTAAGTGGGAGAAATCAACTGGCAACACCATAAGCCAAGCAAAAGAAAAACTTGGAATGTGGGATCTAATGTTTTTGGCATATAACGCTCAAAAGCGCGAAGCTGCTGGAAAACCAGTTAAACCATTTGAGGCTTGGATGGAAACAGTCAGCGATGTCATTGTCGGTGATGCAAACCCAAAAGCCACCCAGCAGGAAGCCTAAACAGATTATTGGTGGAGTTGGCGATAGCCACACAAATACCAATGAGCGAATGGGTTGATTCGGACGATATTTTAACAGCGATAGAAGTATTGGAGGCGAGGTATGGCAAGTGAAACTATTGCTTACAGCAAATCCGATCTCCGCGATATTTACAAAGCGTTCAAACTTATGGATGATCAGGCTACTGAGGAAGCAAGAGCGCAGTCTGCTGCTTTGGCGTATTTTGCATCAGAGGAAATTAAACAAGCAGCTGCACAAAGAACAAAGGCTGGCAAAGTTGCGCAGAGAGTTGCCGATGGGGTTAGCATCAAAAAATCCAGCAAAATTGGTGAGTTCAGTTATGGTTTCGCACGCCAGAAGTTTTCAGGTGGGGCTACAACGCAAACCCTATGGGGTGGTGTTGAGTTTGGATCTAATAAGTTCAAACAGTTCCCTACATATTCAGGGCGGTCAGGCAGAGGTTCGCGTGGATGGTTTATCTATCCAACCCTTCGCAGAATTCAGCCTGAATTAATTGACAAGTGGGAACAAAGTTTCAATCGCATTATTAAGGAATGGGTCTAATGGCTACTGGTAATCGCACGCTTAAACTCTCAATCCTTGCCGATGTTGATGATCTAAAAAAGAAGTTAGGCGAGGCTGACAAAGCCGTTGAGGAAAACTCAAGCAGGATTGGCGAGTTTGGCAAAAAAGCTGCTGCTGCATTTGCGGTCGCTGCTGCTGCTGCCGTTGCTTATGGCACTAAATTAGCCATTGATGGGGTTAAATCAGCCATCGAGGATGAACAAGCACAGTTAAGGTTAGCCAATGCTTTACGAAGCGCGACAGGGGCTACTGATGCTCAAATAAAGGCTACTGAGGACATGATCTTAAAGACATCCCTAGCCACAGGCGTTGCCGATGATCAATTAAGACCAGCATTCCAAAGACTTGCAGTTTCAACCAAAGACACAACAAAAGCCCAGGAATTATTAAACCTAGCCTTAGACATTTCTAAAGGCAAAGGAATTGAATTAGAAACAGTCGCCAATGCTTTGGGTCGAGCCCAGGATGGAAATACCACAGCTTTAGGCAGACTTGGACTTGGTTTATCTAAAGCTGAACTTGCAACACTTTCATTCACCGAAGTTCAAACAAGATTATCTGATCTTTATGGTGGCGCAGCAGCTGCAAACGCTGAAACCTTTCAAGGCAAGATTGATCGTTTAAAAGTTGGATTTGATGAGGCTAAGGAAAGTCTAGGCGTTGCTTTATTGCCACAGGTTGAGAAATTTATTACATTCTTAAATGATACTGGCATTCCAACCCTGAACGCATTTATTGCAGGATTAACTGGAGATGAAGGATTAAGTGCATCATTAAATGAAACCCAAAGAGGTGCTGAAAGTTTTGGAAAAGCAATTGGAGTGGTTTCTGGAATTATTTCAGGATTTATTACATTCCTTCGAGAAGCAATCGGTTTTGTTACCATATTGGCTAATGAATTAATTCGAGTAGTTAATATAATTCCGGGCGTGAATATCGGATCAATTGCAAACATTGCGCCATCGGCTGCTGGCATTCCACAACTTCCACAAAGTCCAAACGCTAGAGAAAGCCGATCAAGTGGCACAACAGTAAATAACATTACAGTTCAGACAATAGATAGCGAGAGCGCAGCAAGAGCTGTTGCTAAGGTAATTAACCAAAGCGCAGCAAGATCAATTCCAGCATTGAGCGGCACAAGCGTTCGAGGTAATTGATGACTGTCTTTACGCCTGAATGGAAACTGACTGTTGCTGGAACTGATTACACAAACA